TATAGTGTCTGGGAACAGATGAAATCTTTTAGTCAGTTTTTAATATCAGAAGAATTACCTGTTGATGATATAGAAGGTAGAACTAAAACTGGTAGAGTAATTAAGAAACTTCAGAAGAAAGGAAAGAAAATTTCTGATGCTGATCGTGCAAGACTTGATGATGCTCGTTTCGCAGAGATAGAAAAAGATGCTGTTGGAAAAAGAGGAGAAGAGATAAGAAAATCTGTTGTTAAATCCCAAGGTCAAGATGACTTACTTGATAAGATAAACAAGAATAAGGAACGTCCAGTTAAATCTTCTGATAAATTTTTTGGCAAACCAACTGGTGTAGATGTTAAAACTGGAAAGGCAAAATATGTTCCACCTAAAGAAATAGAAGGAAGGAGTCAGTATATTGATCCAAAAACTAATAAAGCATCTGAAAAAGGTATAAAGAGTTATATTAATAAAGCCAGACAGATGAGAACTGGTAGTAATGTTCCTGTTGATTCAAAGACGACTGATAGCATAGCAAAGTTTAGTAAATCTGAATATGAGACGAAGATAAATCAAAAATATGGTGGTAGAAGGGCGAAACGAGCAAGGTCAAATGCACCATCATTTGATGAGGTTCAAAGGAAAATCAATAAAGCAGAATATGCCAAAAATCTTAAAAAGCAGAGGTCCTCTGATTTTAGGAAATTCTCAGCGAAAGCAGAGAAGTTAGCAAAGGAAACAGCGAGAAGAAGTGCTGAGACAACAAGAGCTGATGCTATAAACAGAATGTATGGTACAGATGGTGGATATGGTGATAGTAATACTGGTAGTGGTGCTAGTACCCAGAGTAAGGGAAGTCAGACACCTCCGAAGACACCGAAGACACCTAAAATAGAGGATCCTTGGAAATCTTCTAAATCATCCACAACTGCTACTAAGACAGGTACAGTTATTGGTAGTAGAACAGTTACACCTGATTGGGAAAAAGTAAAAGATGGTGTTAAATCTAAAACAAAATTTAAACCACCTAAACCTACAGCACCATCAAATCTTAAACCATTTAAAGATTTTGCTAAGACTGCATTTAAATCAAAAGCATTAAAAACAACTTTAAAAGTTGCTAAACCTGTAAGTAAAGCACTTCCTGTAGTAACTGGAACTTTGAATGCAATTGGTAATTATAAGGCTGCAAGAGCACAAGGTAGAAGTAAGCTTGGTTCTGCTGTGAAATCTGCTGTTACTACTACTGCGTATGGTCTTGGAGCTCTTGGTGGTGGAACACTTGGAACTGGTGCTGGTGCTATAACTGGACCTGGTGCATTAGTAACTGGAACTGCTGGTGCTGTTGCTGGTGGTCAGATTACATCAACTCTTGCTACTAAAGCATATGATGCTGTATTTAAACCACCCACTAAGAAAAAAGTTAAGACTACACCAAATACAAATTCTCCTGGTGTCGTTGGTGGAGGAGGAAAGAAAGGTGGATATAAGTGGAAGCCAACTGGAATTGCAATAGAAAGTTAATACGAATAAATAATAATTGTAAGAATATTATTTTTTAGGTCATGTCTATAGAGTCTAAAGAAGTTAGGGATATATACGCTCTATATCAGAATATAAATGAGAATGCTAGAAGAGATGAGTTTGAAAAGAGAAAGGAAAGAATAAGAAATCCTTTTGGTAATACTACTATTGTAACAAAGGATGGTAAAGAATTAAAGCAAGGTGATGATGGATTTGATGATGCCTTAAGTAAGGCTAGACAGACTGTGAGGGATGCTAATAATAAATCATTAAATGCTGCTGATAGAAAAGCTAATGAAAAATCAGGATTAGGATCAGGATCATCTTCTTCTAGTTCATCTAGTACAGTAGTTAAGAAGGATACTCCAAAGGATACTCCACCAGCACCAAAGACTCAAAGGGATGAAGTAGTTACTAAGAAAGATACTAATAATACTCCACCAGCACCAAAGACTCAAAGGGATGAAGTAGTTACTAAAGGTGGTCCTGATAGATCTAAAACTCAACCAAATCCTGAGAAAGAAGAAAAACCTACACCTCGTATTAGAAGAGGACAAGGAAATAGACCAATAGCATCCAACCCAAATAGACAGGGTGGTGAACCATTTAAAAAATTACTACAACAGAAACAGCAAGAGAAAAGTGATAAAGAAAATGATGTTGGTTCTGATGGAAAACCAGTAACACCTAATAATAGAGGTGCATCTATTAATGTTAATAGAGATGGTAGTCCAAAACCAAAACCAGGTAATCTTTCCAATATTGGTAATGCTATAAAAGCTGGTCAAACAGATGCAGGAAAAGAACTTGTAAAATCTGTAACAACACCAGCTCCTAAAAAAGTAGATGCTCCTGCTCCTAAACCAGAGAAGATAACTGCCAGAACTCAAATGAGGCAGAGAAATATTGATAGATTTGGTGCTGACGGACCTAAAGGTGTTAACGCACTAATGGATAAGCAAAAGGCTTTCAAGTCTATGCAAGCAAAAAGTATGATGCCTGGTGCTAAACCTGGTGCTGCTAAAGCTGAGTTTGCTAAAAATTTCCCAACTTCTAATGTAGCAAAGGACTTGAAAAAGAGTAAAAGAGTTACTCAGGTAATGGATTTAGAATCTTATGATGCTTTTGATATCGTTCTAGGATATCTTTCAGAATCAGGACAAGTTGATTCTATGGATGAAGCACTATACATTATGCTGGAAATGGATGCTGCAACCATTCAAGGTATTGTAAGAGACTTTGAAATGCTTACTGAAGAAGAAGCAGATCGTATGAAAGATGAACGCCTTGAGAAATATGGTATAGGACATGATGGATCAGATAGAAAGGCTGGTTCAGGTGGTAGATCCGATTCTAAAAAACCAAAAGGAAAAACCAATCTTCAGAAAGAAACTGAGAAGAAGCACGGGAAGGGTAAATCCCCACTTGACGTTGCAAAGGCAAACATTATAGCCAAATATGGTAAAGGTGCTATTGCTCCTTCTAAGAAGAAAAAGAAGTGAAGACTTATCTACAATTTAATGAGAGTATTCGTAACGCTCTAGTAAAACTAGGAAGTGTTGGGTTGCGTAAGCTTCCCAAGTATCTTCCTAAGTTTAAGTCTACAATAAAGAATTTATCTAGACCTAAGTTTGAGAAAACTTTATTAAAGAAAATTGGTAGTGGAAGTGAGCAAACAAGAGAGACTGCAAAGAATCTTTTAGCCAAATCTCAAGTATCTAATCCAAAGAATAGTGGATTTACTTCAACTGTAAAACCTTTAGGTAGTAATACTGCTAGTAGAGTTGATACTGCAACAAAGGATCTTCAATTCCAAGGTAATCTTAAAGGTGCTGAATATAAACCTAGACTAGGTGGTAAGGGTGATAAAGGTCCTTTAGGTCCTGTTATTGGTAGTAGAGGAAGTGGTAATAGATCATTAAGAAGATCTGGACAAGGAAATAAGATAACTGATTATGAAGGAACTGGTAGGAAACCAACTCCTATGTTTAGGAAAACTAAAAAAGAGTTGGATACTGTATATCAAAAACACGAAGTATCTTTAGATCCTAGCAATCCAAAACCTGAACCACACAAATGGAATCCAGGTGATAATTATATACAATCTGTTGATATTAAGCAGAGTAGAGAAAATTCTCGTAGTATAAGAGATCAACTAAAGGCACAGCAAAGACGTGAGGCAGCCCTTAAAAAAGATGGTAAAGGGATGGAAAAAGAAATAGAATCTATGAGAAAAAGATTATCTGGTAACTGATTTTTTAACTAATGCCACACCTTCTACAACTCTTGTTGTGGTTCCAGTTGGACTGTTTAATAATAGATCCCAAAAATATTTGCCTGGTTTTAGGGTAGATGTTACTGATTTCAACATTTCTATACCAACTCTTCCTGTTGCTGGATCACTAGCAAATTGAATTAAGAAATCTGCTGTCTTTGTAGAAGATTCATATCTCTTTAGTTGAGCACAACCACTATAGTTTGCTAGATTCATTAAGGTATTTGCCTGAGTATCTTCTAGTACAAAAGTTTGTGCAAAATCTGTTCCAGTATATATTGTTATGTTTGTTGTAAAAACTGATTGCATTTTATTAATCCAGTGCTGTTAGGAATGGTTGAATCCAATCTTCTTGATTGTTTGTAACAGTAATAACTGTTATATTTTTTGCGGTTAATTTTTCAATAAACGCATCGTAAGATGCTTGAATAGATGAAGTTCCACCATCAACGAATAGAGCAATCTTAGATCCATTAGGTAAACTATCTATATCGCATATAGTATACCAGTCAGAAGTGTTTGCAGTATTTCCATTATCTATGTTTACCTGAACAGGTCCAAATGTTTTTCCACTAGCAGTTTGACCTGCATTTTCAGAAGTATCATATATTTCTACTTTACCTGATGTTGCTAATATTGTTCCTGTGCTAGATCCACTTCTTATTTCAATTTGAAATGCTTCAGTTCCTTCTGTGGATCTATCACCTACAATAGTTCGGGAGATAGAACCAACACCACTAGTATTGATACCAACAGAACCAGTTAAGGTGTTATCAGTAAATTCTCCAGCAGCAACAGTACCAGTTACCTGTTTTGTTGAGTAATATAATGTACCAGTTGAACCAATACCGATTGAGTCAGTAGTTACTGTAAAACTGACTGTACCTCTTTCATTAACTACTATTGAAGATTGTGTTATTTCTGTTGCCATGTTAAATTAGAGGAGAAGTATTTACAGTAGTCTCTGATATAAAATTGTCAGGAGCACTTAGGGTATCATAATTTGTATTTGCTACTACGTTACCAAAACCAGATGATGTGGGTTGTAAGAGATAGAATAATCGATTTGGATATGTTCCTCTAAAGGTATACCATTTATCTGACATCGTAGTAATTCCAACATTAGAATCTGGGATGACAGCAATACAAAGTCTTTGAGCACTATTAGGTAATGAGAATGAACATCCAGTTGAGATACCTGCTCTTACTAATACACTACCTTCTAAAACAATTTCTTTGTTTCCACCAGGTTTAGTTACCATCACATCATAAACGTAACGACCTTGTTTTAAATTTGATGTAATCCAACTTGGAATTGATAAATTTATTTTACCAAATGCTCTATTAGGAAACCCAACTGTAAAATTGATTGCAGTTGAACTATCTGGATGCTTTCTTATTTGTGCTTTGGCGAAATAGTTGGTTAGGTTTATAGTATTTCCACCAGTTTCAATTAGGTCAAAATCTTGATCAAAATCTTCACCACTATTAATTGTAAGATTATTTACATATACAACTGCCATTTTTTAGTGCATATCCATCTTAGCTATTTATCATATATAAGTATGAGATGAATAAAAATTATGAAATGGAAGGAGATTATGAAAATCCCTGGTACTACCAAGGTGCAGCTTTCACTTCTGACGATATTGGCGATTTCTTCGGTTTCGTCTACTGCATTACTAATAACCAGTCGGGTAAACAATACATCGGCAGAAAATATTTCCAACAAAAACGTAAGCCTAGAGGTGGTAAGAGACGGGTTACGTCTGAGAGTGACTGGAAAAAATACTATGGAAGCTCTGACGAGCTTAGTGCAGATCGAAAGTT